TAAATTGGCAGTTGTGGATGATGTCAGTGATAATCCTACCAGTTGATGGATGTGCATATTGAACAACTGAGTCAAATGGTTCAATATCTTGTAATCTTTTTCCTGGTGGTAACGCTGCCTGAATGGCGTTTTCTTCTTCCACATATAGAGATAAAGAAAATTTAGCTTCATAATTCCCTTCTGTAGAACCTACAGGCATTCCACCAGCTCCATAAGCGTTTTCTTTTTTGGTAGAATCTGAATATTCAAACTCTTCAATTCCTACTACATCACGCCCAAGAATATTTACAGTTGTTTGATTCCAACCTATAAGTTTTCCTAAATAATTGGTGATTTTATTTGCCATTTTTTTTAAATTTTATTGTACGGTTAAATCAACTTCAAAAGTGTGTGCAATCTCATCAGATTCTATGGTTACACTTATTTTCACAGGATTATCCTTACTAGGACTTTGCGCCTGGTTAATATAAATGCTACCTCCCGAAATATCATTTTCGGCTTCCATTCTTTCGATACAAGCTTTGTAAGCTACTTGTTGCCAGTGTGCAATAGTAGTAGAGCGGATATATCCAGTTGCAGGATCTTTCTTTACTTTACCTTTAATGTAAGGCGCTAAAGCTTCACGAATAAGTCTAGCTGCTGCATTCCAAACGCTATTATTCTCAATGGTAGAATATTTAGAAGTAGATGATGTACAGGTTTCAGAGCCTGAAAAATACATTCCTGCAGCTCCTACATAAGAACCAATTAGTATATAGCCTTTTTTCTGGAGATCTTTAATTTGTGCATCGGTAAGTTCTGATAGCTTTTCGCCTGTAGATAAACCAACATTTACAAATTTTTCATGTAGCAGAATCTGTAAGACTGTAGAATCTTTCAGCTTTTCTGTCTTCTGGTTTGTTAATGATATCGGTACTACCTAAATTTTCAGAAATTTGACGAACCGCTAGCATACCAAGTGCAGAACCAATAGAACTATGCGCTGCATATTCCGTTTCTAAATCTGCAATATCTCTATCTTGACCAATAATTACCGAAATGTTTTCGGCAGATTTTGTAGTAAAATCTGGGTAATTATTGAACGTTAAAGCCCCTTTTTCACCAGCTTCTAAAAGCACGGAATCAATCAAAATTCCAGACTTCTTAGCCTCACCTACTAAATCATCTTGTAAAGATTCTACCAATCCAAAAACAGAGGTTAATGTTTGATCTGCAAACCCAAAGAAACCAATGCCTTTAATTTCAGGATATGTTTTCAAAGTTTGCAAAACGGTTGGCAAAGCTTGAGCAATTGTTGCTCCTTCAGCAACTGGTAAAAAATATAAAGTTCCTTCAGGTGCATTTCTGAAAAATTCGGAAATGTGATAATGAGCTAAAACTTTATTGTTAGCATCAAATGCAGGCGTAATTCCTACAGCTTCTACATCTTTTGTCTGAATTAGCTTTACTGCTTCATTAGCTTGTAATGTAGATCCAACCAAAGAAATAGCGCCAATCATCAAAAAGATTCTTGCATTGGTGGCGGAAAGTCTTCCATTTCCGCCATCAATTTTATTAATTTTAGTGCCTTCTAAATTTCCCATTATGCTGAGATTTTTGTTTTGTATTGTGTTAAAGCATCAATTAGAGTATCTGCTTTTAAGTCTGGAGTTTCAATTCCAAAGAAAAGAACCAGAGATTTCATTTTTTGATAATTAGCTGATACCAGTTCTAGTTCTTCTAGCTCCTTAGTTTTTTCTGCAATTAGATTTTCGTCTAAGTCATCTACTACAACTTTTTCTGGCTGAGTTTGTTCAGCTTCAGTTCTGGTGATGGTGTGGTATTTCATTTCTTTACCTTTCACGTGAATTTTTGCACGGTTTTCGTCTGTGAAAACGTTGCCGTCTTCTGCTGCATAAGCTACATTAACGTTTTTATGTTTTTCAACACCAAAAACAAATAATACTGCTAGTTCTATAAGTTCTGCAAGTGATTTCATTAGAGTAATTTTTTAGTGATTAGGAACCTAATTAAGAAAGCAAGTATGGTAAGTCCCAATAAACCAAGTGTTATCTTGCCTGTGTATAACTGTATATTTTGCCACGTAGTAAGCTCTTTATCTATATAAATTGGCTTTTGTGTTTCGCTAATCTCAGCAGTATATTTTTCTTTCCAAGTGGCAAAAAGCCGTTGAGCTTCTTTCTCGCAATTGACGGTTAAAAGACCATTATTTAATTTAACCTGTGGAATTTTTAAATATTTGCCTTCCTTTATTTTAGTAGATACAGCTATATTAGGATGCTTTTTTTGATAGTCTTCAAATGATTCTATCAATACCGGTTTACCATTGACACAGTCAATATATGCCTGATACATAGAACTGTCTTTTTCAACTACGAAAACGGTATCTTTTACCTTTTCTATGGTTTTTACATAGGTTGTTTTCGTTTCTTCTGGTAGTTTGCTTTTACACGATGTTAAAAGCAAACATCCCAGTAAGAAAAAAGAGAATATGACAGAGAAAAATTTTAGTGATTTCATAAATTAAATATTTTTAAATTCTTTTTTCGCATCAAAAGAAGGGCAGGCTTTTTTTACATTGGGAAAATCACGATGTCCTTGCACAATAGCTTTTGGATATCTTGTTTTAAAAATTTTCAAAAGATTAAGAAGTGAATCCTTTTGCGAATCAGTTCTATTGTCAATTGGTTTTCCGTTTTTATCAATACCGCCTATGTATGCAATGTTGATGGTTTCAGAGTTAAAACCTCTCACTCCATTAGATACTTTGTCCACAGATAATAGCTTTGCCACTTCACCGTCTGGTTTAATGATGAAATGATAGCCGGGCATTTTCCAACCAAGATTTGTTTTCCAGAAATTCATTATAGAATCAATAGATGTCGTCTGTGGTGTTGCGGTGCAATGCACGGCTATATATTTAATATTTCTCATTACGCAGCTACAGATCTAATTGCAGCAATACCTTCGTCTTTCATTGCTACGCATACCCAATGTAATTCAAAGCCAATAGTGTGTCTTCTCATTGTAGGATTGTTAGCTTTATCTATAGCAAATCTTTCAGCCGTTCCCGGAGCTTTAGCTGTCATTGGTGCGAAGAAGCATACAGAAGCTTCATAACCTGTAGTAGCACTGTCGTAAGCTATTTTTTGACCAGCAGCTGTAAATTCTGGAGCGTAAACACTTTCGTAGATTTTGAAACCACAGAATTTTTCGGCAATTGCACCTTCTGTATGGTTTTGATATCTTGTGTTGAATGTTTCGTCTTGTTCTAACAAATCATCTACGTGATCTGAACATAAAACCAATACACGACCTTTTTTAGGAACTCCTAGTTTGTCTAGTTTTTTCTTAAGAGTTCTAAGGTCTTTAGTAATTAGTCTTTTTCTACCAGTTCCATCATCAGGACCAGTGGTAACTAAAACAGGGGTTGTAGTTGTGTTTTCTTGTGGAGTTATAGAAAATAATGCGTGTTCTGCAGTTACGTCTTCCAATGTTTCACGATGCTGTACTTGTACATCATTTACCTTCTCATAAGGCAATGCGTAAAGTTCATCGGTGGTTACTTCTGTGTTTTCAGTCTCATATTTATGTAATGAGATTTTTAGGTAGCCGTCCTCTCTTTCGCTAGAGTCAATCGGATAAACGGTGTTATCTATTAATACTCTAGGAGCTGCACCTCTAATTGGGATTTTTATTACATCATTACCCACCCATTGTGGTTTAGAAGGTACAGCTTCTAGCCACGTGTTTTCGTGTCTAAAATTCTTAATAAGCTCTGTTACTGCAAGCTCATTCTTTAGTGTTAAATTTACTCTTTGTTTTGGCATTGTGAATTATTTTTTAGCTGCATAAGCTGCGTTTAACTGTCTTACTTTTTCAGGGTTCGTGTGGATTAATGCATCTAATGCATTAGGATCTTTCTCTAGATAATCTTCTAAAGTCCAATTGGCTCTTGCAGATTCTGAATCGCCACCACCTTCAGGAGTTTCTTTAATTCCTGCAGATGCAGGCGTAACACCTTTCATAGTTGCTAATAAAGCTTCTGTATTAGCTGAATCATTAATATGCAAAGCGATAAAACTTTCTCTTTGTTCGGCTGTAATTTTCTTATCTACCAAAATCGCTTTATCAATTACAGTTTCTGCGGCTTTACGCTTTTGTTCGGCTGTAATTGCCATATTTGCAGCAGCTGTGTCTGCTGTACTTTTCAACTCTTTAGCTTTTGCTAGTACCTGCTCTTCTGTAGCATCAGCCGACATTCCTAATGCGGCTCTTAATTGATTAATATCCATTGTATTATTTTCGTTTGAATTTTCTGGTGGAGTTTGTGCGGTTGGGGTTGGAATGTTAGGACATCCACAGGCGACCATCATTTCTACAACTGATTCGTTGTAAGGAATTTCTTCTTCTATAACGCTAGTAATTAAACCTAGTTTTAAAGCTTGGTCTGCGTTCATCCAATAATTTTGCTTCCATTTAGATTCAATTTCAGATTCTTTTAAATTGAACTTTTTAGCGTATGCCTTTCTGTAATCGTCAGTAATGTTTTTTAGATTAGCTAATTCCGCTTGTATTTCATCTTCGTTCCCATCCAATGAAACTATAGGCTTATGAATCATAAACTGAGTGGCTTTATTAGCATCTACATTATCAAACTCACAAAGAATTCTAGTGCCAGCACTGGCAACAATAGAACCTGTGATTATTTTTAGATTAGGCAGTCTTTTTAGTTCTGTAATTACATCAATAGCTTCATAAACATTGCCACCAGGTGTGGTGAGTAACAATTCTGATGATGTAATTCCTTTTGATAGCGCATCATCTATTACAGAGCGAAGTGCATTTGCCATTTCGCCATACCAAATTCGACCTGTGATGTTAAGTTTTAAAAACTGATTAGAAGCGTTGGCTTCAATATTAAATTTGCCCTTCATTGTTTTGAATTACAAGGCAAAATTTCAATTGTTTTTTTTTTCTGTAAAATTGGCATCCCAAAACAGTACGTTTTACGGTCTGATTTAGTACGATTTGTGGTCTGATTTGGGATAAGAATTTTACTCGAAATTTTATTGAATGCAATTTTGCTTCATTAAATGTTTCTATTAATGGCAAAAGAGCAAGAAAAAAACCTCGCATTTTTCTATTTCACTAAAGAAAATATGGAAGCTAAAGACATAGCTACCAAATTAAAAGTGCGTCCAAATACTGTAGGTGATTGGATTAAAAAAGGAAATTGGAAAAAAATTAGAGATGCTAATATTAATCAGGTTGGTGAAAGACTTGACCGAATTCAACAAGTAATTGATGAACTATCTAATGAACGCCTTGAAATTATTAAAAGACAAAAGGAACTACCTGCATTAATTAGAGCTCTTGAAATAGAAATTAAAGAAATTCCTAATAAGAATATCACTACTCCTATGCTAGAAGAAGTGGCTAATCTTAGAGCGGAATTAAAAAATTTAAAAAGGGATGCTGTTTATAACGACCAAGGTATAGCAATGTGGAATAAAACGCTTGCAAGCTTCCAAGCCGAAAACAAAACCACACTCACCAAGTATATAGAAATAATGGATAAAATCTTTGGAGATCTTAGAGCTAAAGATGAAGGTTTATATATGCAGACTTTAGATTTTCAACACGCACATATTTTAGAAGCATCAACCATATACTCTTAAAACCGTTCAAACACCGTTTAAATTCGATTTTAAGCCATTAAAAATAAAAAGTTGTAGTTAGTATGAAGCAAAAAGATAAAACCGCCCTAGAGCGATATTTACAAAAATTAGAATTTGCAAGAAGTGCAGGTTCTGAATTTGCTTTTGAAACTAAAGAACAAAGAGCGGCTGCTATTGAAGCCTGCAAAAATGATCCTCGCAAAATGGTTGAGCGGTATTTTCCACATTATGCAGATGCACCGTGTGCCGATTTTCAAATTGAATGGGCGTGGATGGTGGCAAAAAACAAACGTTTCAGAGGATTTGCTCAGTGGGGGCGTGCACTCGCAAAATCTGTGTGGAATAATATTTTTATTCCCTTCTGGATTTGGTTGCGTGAAGGACATTGTTATTTTGTTTTGATTGGTAATTCTAACGACAAAGCTAATCAGTTACTAGAAGATATTAGAGCTGAGTTTGAGGCTAATCCTAGAATATTAGCGGATTTTGGCGAACAAAAAGTTTTAGGTTCTTGGGAGGATGGTTTTTTTCAAACTAAAGGAAACTTTATTGCTCAAGCTCTTGGTATGGGACAATCTGTAAGAGGTTTGAGAGTTAAAAATAAACGTCCTTCTTTAATCAATTGTGATGACTTAGAAACAAAAGACATCAACGCCAATCCTAAACGCCAAATTAAAATGGTTAATTGGATAGTAAGAGATTTAATTCCTACGATGGACGGTGAAATAAAACGTTTCACTTATTCTAACAACCGTTTTGCGCCAATAATGATACAAACAATGTTACAGGAACTTTACCCAAAATGGAAAGTTCATCAGGTGAATGCCTACGATCCTGTAACCTACGTGCCTACGTGGACTGGCAAATATGACAATATGTACTTCAAATATGTAGAAGAAGATATTGGACGATTAGCAGCAATGGCAGAATACAACAATACACCACACGTAGAAGGAACTGTATTTAAAGACGAGATGATAAACTGGTGTGATTTACCTAGAATTGACCATTTTGAATGCATTATAGGACATTGGGATATTGCATACGCAGGCAATGCTACCAGCGATTACAATTCCGTAACTGTAGAAGGGTTGAAACAAAGTAATTTTTATGTAATAGATCTATTTTGCAAACAAACAAAAATGAAAGCTCCATTAAGATGGATGAGTAATTTTCAAAGTAAACTGCCTGCATCGGTGAAGATTAGATGGCAGTACGAATCACAGTTCTGGAATGATGAAGTACAAAGAACTATTGATGAAGTTCAAGAAGAAACTGGCGTTCGTTTAAATCTCGTAAAAGTTTCTATTAAAGGTAAAAAAATAGACAGAATAATGTCTTTAGTGCCTTATTATCAAAACAATAGAGTGCATTACAATAAAAAGATAAAATCTAATAACGATACTCAAATTGCTTTAGCACAATTAAAAGGAATTGAACCAGGTTACAACTGTCACGATGACTATCCTGATGGACACGAAGCCTGTACAAAAGAACTAGAAAAATATACCCCTGTTAGAAAAGGGAAAAATCTAATGGGAAAAATGAAACCTAAATACTCTTGGTAATGACATACTTAGAAGATAAAGACTTAAAAGCCTACACTCAAGAAAGATTATTGAATGAAAGTGTAGCAGATTTTACTGAAGCTGTGCTTGAATTTGAAAAACATCGTATTGCTGAAGTTAAAGTAATGATTTCTAAATACTATGATGTAGAAAGTATTTTTAGTGAAATCGAACCTATTAAACACCCTCATATTGTTAAGATTTTGGTAAAAATGGTAGGTTATGACATCAAAAAAAGAAATGCAGCCAGAAAAACAGGTTCTGATGTTGAAAAGGATTTAGAATGGGCTGAACGTGAACTTGATAAAATGCATCGTGGTATTATAAAATTTGACGATTTACCACCAAAAACAAATGATTCTGGTTCTGGAACTACAGCATCTAAAATGCTCTATGGAAATTTAAAAAACTCTAATTTTTATATATAATGAGTACATTTAAACAACGTTTAAAAGGTAATAAAATATATCGTATTGCTGAAGCTTTCTTTTTGGGAAATGCTTCTTATACTCAATTAAATTCATTGGTAGCATCTGGCAAACGTAGTAACACATCTATGCCTTCTAGTATTCTGCATCATACCGCTACCATGATGCGTGTAGAAGATTTGAACTCTTGGAAAACAGCATTAATGTTAGCCACTGATCCTGATAACCCAGATAAACAAAATTTGAGAGCCTTGTATGACAATATGAAGCTTGACAACCATCTCGGTTCTGTATTAGAAACTAGAATTGCTAAGACTCAGCAATCTCCTTTTAAATTATCTCATAAAACTAGTAAAGAACGAAACGAAGATGCAGAAACATTATTTAAAACCGTTTGGTTTCAAGATTTTATAAAGTTTGTTTTAGAATCTAAATTTGAAGGCACTAAACTTATTGAACTTTTCCAAACCGATGAAGAAGGTAAACTCTCTGAAATTACAGAAATTCCGCAATCTCACTTCAATCCTAAAAAAGGTATTGTTTTAAAAGAACCAGGGCAACCAACTGGTACAGATTATAAAAACGGTAATCTTTCTAACTATTATATCCAAATCGGTAAAGATTATAAAGATTTAGGCACCTTCGCTTTAATTGCACCTATTATTTTGGCGAAAAA